GAATTTGGTATTTCTGCAACTGCATCTTTATAAAGAGTTATTTTTTCTTTCCAAACTTCAATACCTAATAAATCAGATTGTTTAGATGGGTTAGTTAAAGCTAATGTAAAGTTTGTTAATTCATCTTCAAACCCTAATAAGAATAAATGAATGATTGCAATTTTATTTAATTCTGCAATCATAGATTTTTGAATTCTATTGATTGTTCTTGCAAAACGAATATCTAATAATGATAAGTTTTTACCATCACCGACAGCTTCTTCAAAACCTAAATAGGCTTTAGGTATTCTTAATGCCGTCACAAGTTTCTTTTGGATATATTCAATATCAGCAATTTCCGCCAAGTTTGTTCCACCCGGTAAAGTCTCTATTGGGTTTGTCGCTGCTGGGTCACGAACAGGGATAAAGAAGTCTTGGTCAACCGCCAACTGATTGTATCTCATATCAACATTACCTGTTGCTGGGTCAGAAATTTGGTCTCTTTTAAATTTACTAGCAACTCTTTGTACGTAAGCATCAACGTCTTTATCATCCATGTTACCAACGAATACTTTAAATACTCTTCTTTCAGGTGCTCTTGATACACGGTAGATTAACATCGCATCTTCAGATAACAAAAGTTGTTTCCAAATACGACGTGCTTTTTCTAACATAGACGTTCCATAAGGAAGTTTTCTATCATCACCTAAAATTCTAAAGTGACCAACCTCCCATGTGTTAAATTCCATATTTTTTTCTTTCCAAGTAAACTTCAAAGCGTCGTTCTCCATTTCTTGTGAATACTTATCAGGTTGGAACCTCATCCCTTTTTCTAACCTTTCGATTTGAATGTTTGGTAATTGTTGACAACCAACAATACCTTTTTCAGGGTCTAATTTTAAATAAACAAAGTTGTCACCAAACTTACATGTGTTTCTTGTCCACATAGGTAAATTGGTGTTAATATCTAATCTATTATTAAATAAGTCAGCAAGAACTGATTTTATTCTTTTTGATTCAGAATAAATTTGTAACATATGACCATCTTTGTCAGGTGTTGTTGACTCCTCACCATAGATGTCTAATGCCGCTGAAATTTCAGGTGTGTACTCCATAGACTCATAATCATAATATGAGGCCATACGAGTTGGTTCATAATAAACCGCTTGGGTATATAAGTTACTCTCAACTTTTTGCCATTGTTTACCAATGTACATGGTTTGTTGAGCCTGTAGTTTTTCTTTTTCAAACTCAGTTTTATCTGTAGTTTTTAATAATTCTTTTTTATCAAACTTAAAAACGGGAGCTTGCTGGTCTAAAGTTGCATTAGGTCCAAAAACCTTACCCAATCTTTGCCATACCGTATATTTTTGTTCTGCCATAATATTTTTATTTAAAAGATAAGTCGATAAAAGTTAAATTAAACTCTTTTACCTCCGAATAACCATAAATACTTTTCATAATCATTCTTTGTTGTTTGATAACTTCCTGACCTATATTGATTATAAATATCCACAGGTACTCCTGGATTAAAATTTGAGGATGAATCTTTAAAATCTCTCTTTTCTGTGGTCCAAGATTCAATCATTGCTTTTGCTTGCTCTGTCGCCTTTTCTAATTTAGCAAATGAAGATTCACCAACATAAATAGCCATCGCCATCGCCATTATTAAATCATCGTGTTGACCCTTTTGGTGGTCAGGCCTTCCATTCACATATACAAACGTATTAAGTTCATTAAACAACCTTTGAGACCTAATAACAAACCCAAATCTTAACGCCTCTTCAAATGCCTGAACGATTAAAACTCTTTTTGAATTAAAGTTTATACCAGGTATTTTATCATTTTGTTTTGGGTCCCATTTCCATTTATCCGCAGGATTAACCCCGTCAACATATAGGTTTTTATAACCAAGTTCTTGGAGTTTACGAGATGTTGCAACACCCATACCTCCAGTGATATCTGTAACAATAAACGAGTTATACATATTTGCCCATTTGAACGCAATCTCAGCCACCACATCAGGTGGAACTTTCCCGATATATTCTAATACTTGTTCCCTATCATCAAAATCGATAATCGTAAAAGTTGTAAAGTCTTCACTATCACCACGAGATACATCAATACCCATAATATATTTATGACCCGCAATTGGTTCTTTCCATTGCCACAAAGCGCCACCCATAAATTTATTTTCAGGTTCTTTGATATAATTTTCTTTGATTTTTTTCATGGTTTCAGGTGGTACAACATTATCCCCCGAACCTAAAAAGTTACACTCTAACTCTTGTGATATTTTACGCTTATCAAATTTTAATTTTTTTGACATTGCCTCAAACCACGATGAGTATGGTCTATAACCACTTTCAACCTTTTGTTTTATTTCTTCAAAATCTCTATCGGTAACTTTAATATCTGTATAATCTATGGTTAACACATCATCTTTATAATCACCCCTATTTAACATGTAGTGAATTATATCATCAACCTTTATTAGTTTTAAGTCTTTAGAATAACGAGGGTCACGAAACCAATACATTTCTGTAATTCTAAAGTCATTCATCCCTTTAATTGCCTGACTGTATATCGAATAATAAATCGGGTCGAATCCGTTTGGTGTTGAAATTACAATAACTTTACCTCCTGTTGATAGGGACGCCATACATGCTGACCAGAAATCTTCATCAGCATCGATATATGCTGCCTCATCAAAAATAAGAATAGTAGGGGTATAACCGCGAAGTGCATCTTTTGATGTCGCAACCGCTTTAACCTCACATCCATTAGTTAATTTGAAGTGTCTTGCTGCGTTTTTTTCAGGAGAAAAGCCTACACCCAACCAATTAGGCCATTGTTCTACAAACGCACGAACTTTGTTTGCCATCTCAACGGCAGTATCAAGTTTGTTTGCAATAATTAGAATTTTTTCTGGTTTTGATTTTTTAGCGAAAACTAATCGTTTTGATGCCCAAGCGGATGTAACCGTAGATACTCCAGCTTGACGATACTTTAATGCGATATTTTCTTCGCAAGTGTCATAATCGTTAACCAAAGTTACTTGGTCATTAAATAATTCTAACGGTACGTATTTGGATTGTGTGTTATCGTAGGTTTGTAAATATGTTCTTAGTGCGTATGGTGTATCATGAGCACATTTAGCATATTCCAGTAGTATTTGTTCTTTTGAAAGAGACATTCATTATTTGTTTCTTCTAATGTAATTTAGTAATTCACTTTTTGTAGTGTGAGGAGGCAAATGATTTTCAATAATTTTTAGAATACTTTCTTCTAATTTTTCTACTTCATTTTTTTCCTCAACCTTTTTAGGTAATCCTTTGTGTTTTGTTGATGCAAAATCCTCAAGTTCTTTTTTAGACATTTCTTTTGCCATTTTTTGAACTTGTTTAGTGACTTTTGATTTAGGTGTATCTCCTCTTTTTACTGAAAGAGCCAATCCCATAATTTTTTGTTGTTGTTTAGAAACTGCTTTTTCTTGTAATTTTGTTTCAGTTGGCATCCCATCAGGACCTTGTTTTTGAATTGGGTCTTGGTCGTCCTCACCTTTATTAACATCAGCAACATCTTCTTGTTCACCTTCAGTAAATTCACCTTCAGCGGTTGTCGTAATAACGGTCTTACCGGCATCATTAGAAACTGTAGCCCCACCAATAGCTGTTTTTGCCCCCGATGGAAGTTCAATTACTTTTGATGTTACCGTTTTTTCAACAGGTTTTGGTTGTTCTGAAACAATTTTATTAAATAATACATTTAATTGATTTTCAGTTAAGTTTTCTAAAGTATTCATTGAAAACCCCTCGTGAAGAAGTTTAACTATTTTAGGATTCATGTGTTTCATCACTTACTAAATTTTTTTCCCATTTTAATACGATATCTTTTTCGTATAATTTATTTTCTACAATTTCAATACTTTCTCCGTATTGAAAAACCAATCTTTTTCCTTCGTAATGGTCAGGTTTTTCCCAACCTAAAGCAATCACACCATCAATAGAATCATACATTCCAAAAAAATCCGAGTTCTGAATTAAATCTAATTCTACTTCACAATTTTTTAATACGCCAACCTTTTTAATAAATTCCACATGCGGTGGTGTTGGTTTTCCGTTTGCAGTTTCACTATCCCAATATTCACCATAAACGTCATCCAAATCTGAAAAAATAAATTCGTAAATATTATCTCCTCTAAAGTTTGGACCTAATTCGTTAATGAAAACTAAATTCATATAGTTCTACCGTTTGGTGTTACTTTAACTTCTTTTCCGTTAATTTTAAAAACTAAATTGTTTTTATTTGTTCTTCCAATAAACGTACAGTTAGTATAATCCTCAATTAAAATTAAACCTGTTTTTTTTTGGTTTTCAGAAATAGAATATTCTTGAATGTCGTTCTTTTGGTTTATTTTATTAATTTTAGATTTTAAAAAGTCTACTTTATTTTTATTTTCTAATACCGGTTTTTCTTCATTTTTAATTTTAAAATAACCAGATAAAACTTTCTCAACTTGGGATTCACCAAAAATTGAATCCATTACTGATTGGTAACCTTCTTTTGTTTCAGGTTCAGGTGTTCCCATATCGTCAGTTGGCATTTCGTCAGTTGGCATTTCGTCAGTTGGCATTTCGTCACCCCCAAAATCAAAATCTTCTTCACCGAAGTTTAATTCACCTTCACCTTCTTTACCATACTCATCAAACCCTTCAATTTTATCGACGATATCTTCTCTATCATCGTCATCAAGTTTGTTTAAATCAATTGCAGATACAATAGAATTAATTACGTATTTA